AAGATGGCCACCTTCTCGACGCTGGATGAATGCGAGCGGTGTGCGGCAGTATTGTCGCAGCTGAACGTACGTTACAAGCAGAAGATTCGGAGAAAAAAGAAGATCGAAGAACCTTACGCAATAGTGCTTCTAGATGATCCGAAACTTCTGCTTGCCCAGACAGAGGCGTCTGAGCAGTGCCCGCATTGCGGCGAGCAGTTACAGCAGCATAACTGGTGTAAGTATTGCGGCGATATAACTTGGTTGGATGCGTATGAGGATCTGTCGAACAAGATGGGATGGCCAGGATGAAACCTGTTACGTTAGTGCCTCCACCTTGGGAACCTAAGAAAAAAGTTACTGATATGACGACGGATGAATTTGTAGCAGAGCTGGCGCGTATTCGTGCGAAAGCTTTGTATATAAAGCCTGCGTCTGGTAATGAGTTGAAGGCTGCTAACCGCACCTACCGTAATCAGAAGCGGGGCAAAAAGATTGGATATTAACTTTACACCATCTAGAACTGCAGCGAAGTTTATGCAGTCTGACGCTAAGATGCGCGTACTGATGGGGCCTGTTGGGTCAGGTAAATCAGTGGCGAGTTGTTTTGAGATTGTTAGGCGGGCGAGTGCGCAGGAGCCGAACGAGCAGGGCATACGCAAATCTCGGTGTGCCGTTGTGCGTGAGACTGTTCGGCAGCTGACAGATACGACCATCAAGACGTTTCTTGATTGGTTCCCCCCAGGGCCGTGCGGCAACTTCATGCGTACGACCAAGACGTATTTCTTTAAGGTAGGCGATGTCGAGTGTGAGATTATGTTTCGTGCACTTGACGACGCGGACGACGTTGCTAACTTGAACTCATTAGAACTTACGTTCGCATGGTTCAACGAATGCAGGGACATCAACTCTGAGATTGTGGATGCGATGTCTAAACGTATCGGGCGTTTCCCTTCGAAGAAGGACGGCGGGCCGACATGGCACGGAATGTGGGGAGATACCAACCCTCCAACTATGGATACTTGGTGGTATTACCAGATGGAGCAGCTCGATCCTAAAGATGGGGTTAGCTTCAACGACAACGGTTGGGATGTGTTCAAGCAGCCGTCTGGTCGGAGTATTCATGCAGAGAATGTGGAGAATCTACCAGATGGATATTATGACACCCAAGGGCGCAGCGAAGAATATATCAGGGTCTTCATTGACGGAGAGTACGGACTCAGTTCAGCAGGACAGCCGGTCTACAAATATTTCAGACCAGACTATCACATGGCTGATGAGACTCTCAGTCCTATTCTCAATGGGGTTCGTCCTATCGTTGTTGGCATGGATTTGGGGTTGACACCGGCAGCAGTTATAGGGCAACAAGATCCTCGCGGGCGAGTTCTAGTTCTCGATGAGGCAGTGTCCTTTGACATGGGGATTCAGAGATTCGTCCGCACCATTCTCAAACCTATGATCTATGAGCGATTCAGCGGAGCACCTATATTGGTGATTACTGACCCTGCTGGTATCCAGCGTGCGCAGACTGACGAACGCTCGGCAGTTGACATTATTAAAGCTGAAGGATTCCGAGTTCTGCCAGCCAAGACAAACAACGTGTCAGCACGTTTGTCTGCGGTGGACGATTTCCTTATGCGACATGTCGACGGCGACAGCGCGTTTCTCGTAGACCCTAAGTGTTCCCAACTCAAGGCTGCGATGATGGGCGGCTATCGGTTCCACCATAAGAACGGCAACATCGACAAGAACAATCACTCACACATAGCTGAAGCTTTACAGTATTTCATGCTGCATGTAGCGACAGCAGGTGAAGGTACAGTTATCCCGCAACGCCGTGAAGTTAAAAGGGTTGCAGCAACTGGCTGGACTTGATAATGTGAGGTTGTCATCTTGAGACACCTTATAATTTGCCTTACTTGATACCCTCTACGGATTGCCCCCGTAGGGGGTATTTTTCTTTACTTGCGTTAAAACGTGTTGCCATGTATAAATCTAAGTGTACATACCTGCAGGAGTGTGAACATGAATAAGAACGGAATGCCATGCGGCTGTGGTTGCGAAGGTAAACCTTACGTCGTCTACTCGGATAATCCGAAGATGGATACTAGCGGTATGGCCCAACGTAAAGTTCGCATGTACAAATCTGGCGGATATGTCTATTCTGACAAGAACGACCCCGATACAATGGTGGAAGACGACGACAGAGACCGCGAGGAGTATGCATAATGGCTAAAGTAATCGACACCCGTAAAGATGGCCGTGGCTTACGTTATACAGCCTACGACACTAAGCTTGTTGATTACGCCAAGGCTCCTGACACCGGCATCGACCCAGACAGAAAGTTTAAGATTGGCAAGCCCAAAACACTGGAGAAGCCTGGGGATGTTGAGTATTTCGGTGAAGAATTTAAGGCTGAAGCAGAGAAGCTGGCCGAACAACGTATGGCAGCATACCGACGCCGTCAGACAAACGAATACATCAGAACAGGTGCTGCTGCGCCAGGTGATAAGGTCAGCGCCGCCACATCCGGCGTTAAGATTGGACAGCTTCGTACAGAAGGTTTTACTGCCGCACAGCAGGCAGGTAAACAAGCTGGTCGTAGTAAAGCCATCCAACAGGCCAAGTTTGAGTCACCTGACCCAGGGGCTACAGTAACTAATTTTAATCCAACATCTAATCTGCGCGTAGCTGGTAAACCTAAGCGGTCTCTAGCAGGGACAAAAGCTGAAGGACTGACCACATTCCGTACGCAGAAGAATGATGAGGAACTATCATAATGCTAAATGTTGTCAGTAACTCAGAACTGCGCAAGCGCGAAAAGGAGATGGTGGACAAAGAGCTGGCTGCACGCCAGAACAACAGCGTTGTCCTAGGTCTTTCTGCGCATCTTCGCGGGTGCTGGGATGCTGCACGCCAAGCTAAGAAACCTATTGAAAACATTATGCTTCGCGGTCTGCGTCAGCGTAACGGTGAGTATGAAGCCGATAAGCTAGCACAGATCCATGAGCAGGGCGGCTCAGACATCTATATGCAGATTACTGAGGTTAAGTGCCGTGCAGCAGAGAGTTGGCTGCGCGACATTCTACTAGACACAGGTACTCCTCCCTGGGATCTAAATCCCACACCTATCCCCGATCTATCGCCCGAGCAAACAGAAGAGTTGCAGGTAGCCTTTGCTGCTGTTGTGACTCGTATCGTAGAGAACGAAGGTCGTGCGCCAACACCTGACGAGATGGTAGAACTAAAAGAGATGGTCGCCCAAGACTATCGGTTTAAGTTACTCGAAGCCGCAGATAACCGCGCACAGAAGATGAAGGTTAAGATCAGCGACCAGTTTGCCCAAGGCGGCTGGAGTGATTCGTTTAACGAGTTTATCACTGACCTAGTTACATACCCATGTGCCTTTATCAAAGGGCCTGTTGTCCGCCGACAGCGTAAGCTTGGCTGGGCACAAGGGCCAGATGGTAAGACTATTGTTGAGGCAACAGAGACTATCGCTCCTGAGTTTGAGCGTGTTGATCCGTTCCGTATCTATCCTGAGCCAGGGATTTCTAACATCAACGAAGGCTATATCTTCGAGCATCATCCGCTAAGCCGTACAGAGCTTGCTGATTTGATTGGTGTCCCAGGCTACGATGACGATGCGATCCGTAAGGTGCTGGACATTGGCAACGGTTCGTCATGGATCAATGAAGATGTAGAGCTGATTAAAGACGAAGAGGAACGAAAGTTCCATTCATTCAATCGCCCTACGGAAACATTCGATGCTCTAGAGTTCTGGGGTAAAGTCACAGGTAAGATGCTCATCGAGTGGGGCCTTGATGAAGAAGAAATCGACGATGAGTTCCGTGAGTACGATGCTAACGTATGGTTGGTAGGTAACTACGTTATCAAGGCTATCCTTAACTATGATCCGCTAGGAGAGAAGCCTTATGCCAAGACATCGTTTATTAAACGCCCTGGGGCGTTCTGGGGCAGCGGTATCCCAGAGATTATCGAAGACATTCAAAGTGTTTGTAACGCAGCTGCGCGCGCGCTGGTTAATAACATGGGCATCTCTTCTGGCCCTCAAGTTGAAGTTAACCTTGAGCGTATCCCACCAAATGAAGACATTACGCAGCTTCATCCTTGGAAGATCTGGCAGGTAACAAACGATCCGCTAGGGTCAAGTGCGCCAGCCGTGCGCTTTACGCAGCCGGATGACAATGCAAATACATTACTTGGCGTGTATGACAAGTTCAGCAAATTGGCTGACGATCATTCAGGAATACCTTCCTATGTGTATGGCGACCTTAACGTCCAGGGGGCGGGGCGCACATCGTCCGGTCTGTCTATGCTTATGGGCGCAGCAGGTAAGGGTATCCGCCAAGTTGTGATGCACATCGACAGTGATGTGATCAAACCAATCGTACACCGTCAGTTCGTATACAACATGCGTTACGACGAAGACGAAACAATTAAAGGTGACGTTGAGATCATGCCTAAAGGCTCGATCAACCTTGCAGTTAAAGAGACTGTCAACGTTCGCCGTCTTGAGTTCCTCAACGCAACCGCCAACCAGATCGACATGGAGATTGTTGGTAAGGATGGCCGCGCAGCGATTCTTCGTGAAGTGGCTAAAGGGTTGCAGATGCCTGTGGACGACATCATCCCATCTAGGGAGAAGGAAGGCTACATGAATCGGATGTCAGCTAAAATGCAGCTTGAAGCCAAACAGGCAGAACAAGCAGCAGGCGGCGGCACCCCGACGCAGCCCGACGGTACCCCCAAAGGCGGGCAGGATGCGAACACAGTTAGTAACCGCGACACAGGAGGAGCAGGATGATCCGGCCCTCTCCTGAAGTTATTAAGGCGCTAGCCGCAAGTGTCCGCCAATATCCAGCGATAGCCGAATGGTTTGAGGAATGGCGGATGCACGAGCTAGAGCAGCTACCCAATGTCGCACAGAACACGGCACTCGCACAGGGGCGGTGTCAGGTTCTGTCAGAGCTTTCTAAGCTCGTGAGCGAGTCCCCTGAGATAGCGGCAAAGTCATCATGACAGCTGTTAATTACGCACACCGATAGGAGCGTTCAACATGGCAATACCAAAGC